GAAATATCTCATTTACCCATGTAAAACCCCCACGATACGCTAACCTTAAATTTTTATCCAATTCCAAACTCATAACAGGAAACAATCGCTCAAACATTTTACTGGATACAACAGACTTAAACCCTCTTAAACTGTCACTACCATTCGTTATCCTGTCTAAACCTTGGTCAAACTGTATTTTCAAAGCATCTGCTATAATTTCAATGTCATTCTTTAGATATGCTTTTTCTTCTTCTGTTAGTTCATGTCCTATTGGTCTTTCCGCATGATAATCTATTTCGCCTTTTCTGATTTCAAGTTTGAAGTCTTTCGCTATTTTCTTTACTGTGAAAGGAAGTTTTTTCATACTATCATAGATCACGGTATGTAATTTTTTCTTTCCTTTGTATCCATAACATATGTCAATTATATACCATTGACCCATACTTGAAATAACCGTACTAAAAGTATTAGGCAACCCTGTATTATTCCATTTAAAATCATGTTTTAAAAGCCAGTTAACAATGAATTCCCCATCAAACCGTAAATTATGAAAATATAAATCTCCTTGACTTTTTTCACACCATGACATAAAATCATCAATAGAGTTACCCATTTTAACATTCTTTTTATTTCCTATTTCCATCCATCCATAAGCCCATACCCGACAATCATCTAATTTTGTTGTTGTCTCAAAGTCACAGCTATATTTTTTTCTCGCCATGTCCTCATCCCCATTCAGCACCCATTCTATAAATTGAGTGGGGATTTTTTCGCTCACCATAACAACACCCTCTACCGTCTATTTGGGATAGCCTTTAAACTTAGATCAATTTCACCTTTATAATATTGATTTACATAAGATTCTAATTGAGTAATCACAAAATCAGATACAGATGAATCATTAACCCCTTCCATTTGATAAAATACATTAAAGTCGAATTCATCAATTAAATCATATAACTCATAAAAATCATCTAGGGGCATTTCTCTTAATTTTTTAACAAGCGAATCAGCATCCGTATTAAATGCTTTTTCTAATTGCTCAATATACGATTCTCTCATTTTATCCATTCGTTCATTATAAAACTCTCCGTTCGCTCTCTTTCTAGCATTTTTTTCAACTTCCTCAAATCGTTTCATATTCCTGATGGATTGAAAATCAAAGTCTTTTGGTCTAGTAATACCCATCACATTTGGTTTTCCCATTTGTAATAATCTTTGCCCTTGTGTTCCTTGAACTTTACCTCCTGATATGAAAGGTTTATCCATTTTCTTTTTGATCATTTCATCAGCGTTTTGTTGAGCGACTTTTGTATTGTGTTCAATATCGTGAATTCTCTTTTTACTTACTGCCACATCATATTGATTCTTTTCAAACTGATAATGAGTGTTTGCTTTATTACGAAATGATTCAACCTTTTGTTTCCATTCGTTAAAAGCTTTTCTTGATGAAATACTTTCAAGGGATGGAATTTCAATCTCATCCGTTAAATCAATTCCATAATTCTTTTTAACCCTTCGTATTTTTGCCTTTGTATTCTTTACCTGTCGCTGGTATTCACTTAGTGTTTTTTCACCAACAGGAAACAAGAATTTTTGTTTAGACATTTCCCTCACCTAAACCATCATTTTTTTTCTTTCTTGTAACTTTGGTGTTTCGATCCTTTCCCAATCTGGTGTGTGTTGTTCTGTCATTTTGCGTAAAGCATAACGGTGAAGTTCTTCCCATTTAATGTCCACACCTTTCAACCATGCTCGAAACCCTCTTCTTTCCACCGTTTTATAAAAAGATATATCGGCAAGAGTTTCCATATTTAGGGGATTTTCTACAGCAATTTTCGCCATTTTCTCCAAAAAAATAAGCCTGTGTTTCTCATATCCATCCATAAACTTGTTCAAGTAAAACTCACTAGAAAAGAAAAACACGATTTCAGAATTAGAAACCGTGTATTTACTTTCCTTCAAGTTATGGTAGATTCCTTTTTTCGTTGCAGGCATTTCTACCACTCCTTATATTATCCTACCATCTTGATTTTAATAATGTCTCCGTTTTGACCTTTTGTTTTTCCAACACGAACGATAATGTTTTCCCATTCATCAGAATCAGGTTTTCCGAACAAATCCATAATACGTGTGATGGAGAAATAAACGGTTTTAGAGGATGTTACAAATACTTGTCTTTCTGGTGTTATTAAGTAAGTTAACACACCATATTCTTGTTGACCTGTTTTTTCATTAATTCGATCATATTTGCGGGTAATCACATCAGCCACTTCAAATTGTTGCCCAACATGATCTTTTAAACCATTACCAGATTCTTCATCACCTTCAAGCAAATTAAGCATCCACATTTTATCCTCTTTTGTTTCGGCTTTGATACTTGAATAATCATGGAATTTCGCTTTACGAACAAATTTCCCTTCTTCTTTTACAATTACAAAATTTTCGTCTTCACGTTCGATCACAGAAACAGCAGTTTCATTTACTTGTTCGTTTTCAACTAATTCATTTTTATTTTCAGTTGTCATTTTGTTTTCCTCTTTTCATTAATTTGATATGTGTAAGCGAAGAACCTTAAACCGATATGTGTCTATTATTTTTATTCTTCGCTTTCTACTTCTTCCTCTACTTCTTCTGTTTTAATAGTAGCCACCTTAATGAAATCCTCAACCGCCATTTCATATACTTCTGTATCAGCCGATACTCCGAAGATCGTAACAGGTGTTTCAAACTTTTTGTTTAAAATGCGTTGGGCTTTCTCTACACTTACATTTCCCAAGATCACTTCATCAGGCAACATAACTGCTTGCGGTGATCCTTCCACCATCTCCAATTTTCCTAATTTCACAATTGTCTTTGTGACTTCTTTCGTCATCATTTTTCGCATTTCATGTCCTCTTTTCTTTTAATTTGTAGAAAATTGTTGAAATCTTGTCTACTCTTTTATTCTACTACTCTATTCCTCATATGTCAACATTTTCTAATAAAAAGTTCGACATATTTTTCATAGAGTTTTAAATCAACATCATTTCTACATTTTTAATGATACACTATTGTAGTACTTTTTTCAAACATTATTTTCATTAAGTACCAGATTCTTCATATAACCTCATTATTGTCAAGTGTTTATTGTTTTAAAATGGTATAATTATATTGTAGGGAAAATTAACGGGTAAGGGGGTTAAAACCATATGCCAATGAAAAGAGAAGATTATGAAAACCTTTTAAATGAGTTGTTAGTTGCTGATTTAGAGCAAAGTAAACGAACAGATATTTTACAACAGCTTCGTGTGGATTACGGAAAAGTACATGCAGACTTTGAACAATTAACCACAGCTAATGAACGTTTTAAAATCGACAATGACGATCTAGTTGTAGCCAACAGCAAACTTTTTCGTGAGTTAGGTTATGTTGGTACACCTGATAAAAAGGTTGAAGAAGAAAAAGAATTTAGTCAAACCGTTACCATTGAGGATTTAGAAAGGGGATAATAATCCATGAGAATTACCATTAAGGATATTAAAACAAGTTTAGGTGTTGGGGAAACATACGACATCGTTAATGCGATTACCAACAGTAGCCCAAACTTTGCTAACTATGTTCCACTTGCTAATGCTGAAAACGTTGCACAGGTTGGAGCAGGCATCCAAATTAATCAAACGGTACAAAACGATTTCATCACGAACTTAATTGACCGTATCGGTTTAGTCGTTGTTCGTAAAATGTCGCTACAAAACCCATTGAAGAAATTTAAAAAAGGTGCTATGCCATTTGGACGTACGATTGAGGAAATTTTCACAGACATCACAAAGGCTAAAAAGTATGACCCGTATGACGCCGAAAACACAGTTTTCAAACGTCAAATTCCAAATGTTAAAACTCTATTCCACGAACGTAACCGACAAGACTTTTATGAGCAAACCGTTTCCGATGATCAATTAAAAACAGCTTTTGTTTCTTGGGGTAACTTTGAAGGGTTCGTTGCTTCTATTATTAATAGCATTTATAACTCAGCCGAAGTTGATGAATACGAGTATATGAAACTATTGGTAGATAACTACCAATCAAAAGGATATTTCACAATTGTTCCTGTTACTGATCCAACAACTGAAACAGCTACAAGAGAATTTGTGAAAAAACTTCGTGCTACTGCAAGAAAAATGACATTGCCAAACGGTTCAAGGGATTTCAACTCATTAGCTGTTCGTACCCGTACAGACATGGAAGATTTACATTTGATCATTGATGCTGACCTTGAAGCAGAAATGGACGTTGAAGTATTAGCAAGAGCCTTTAACATGGATAAAACAAATTTCTTAGGTCATGTTACAGTGATTGACGGTTTTGCATCAACAGGATTGAAAGCAGTATTGATTGACCAAGATTGGTTCATGGTTTATGACAATCTATTAAAATTAGAAACCGTACGAAATCCAAAAGGTTTATACTGGAACTATTTCTATCATATTTGGCAAACTCTTTCCGTTTCACGTTTCTCCAATGCGGTTGCCTTTGTATCTGGTACAGTACCAGCAGTAACACAAGTGATCATTGATCCTACGATTGTAGCAGTTAAAGCAGGTGGAACATTTGAATTCACTGCTTATGTTCGGGCAACGGATAATGCTGATCATCCAGTCGTTTGGAGTGTTGTTGCATCAACAGCGTCTACAACTTTACAAGCAGGAACAACCATTGATGCAAATGGAGTATTAACAGTAGATGCAACTCAAACAGGCGAATTAGTGGTAAAAGGAACGGTTGTTGGGGCAGGTATTGATACAGACGGTGCAGGAGCAGATACAACCGATGTAATCGGAGAAAGTATTGTAACAATCGTTTTATAATGGAGGGTTAGCGTATGGCAACTGTACCATTATCGGGAACGAACATCAGATTATTGTCTGGTGTTCCCTTCTCTAATGACTACAAAAATACTAGATGGTTTGATGATTTAACCTCTCAAACTACTTATTTTTCTTCGAAGAATGTAGTTCATTCCATTCTCGAAGCAAATTTTCAACGGATAGAAGGGAAAAACTTCATATCTGTTAATAAGAGCATTGACGAATTATGGGGAGCAAATTACATCATGTTCCAAAATGCTCAATATAATAACAAATGGTTTTATGCCTTTGTTACGAAACTAGAATACATTCAAAAGAAAACAACGTATGTTCATTTTCAAATTGATGTATTCCAAACTTGGAGATTTAACATGTTGTTTCGCCCGTCATTTGTGGTTCGAGAACATTGTAAACTATGGAATGAGGACGGAACACCTGTTATTAACACCGTTGATGAAGGATTAAATTATGGTAGTGAATACGAGATTATGAATGTTGATCATTACTTGCCTTTTGGAAACATTTATTTTCTAGTGATTGTTGCTAAACAAACGATGCACTATGATTTTAATGTTCCAAATGAAATATTACCCACTTTGAATGGATTACCCCAACCATTATGTTATTATGTTCATCCTTTTAAAATGGATGGATCATCCCCTGGGGTTTCAATTAGTGGGGAAACAATGCCAATTAGTCCTATTTTAGATGTGTTAAAAGCCATTTATAAAAATACCGATGCTGTGAATAACGTGGTTTCTCTTTATGTGACGGAACATATAGGCGCAAACTTAGTATATGATGCTGAATGGGATGATTTACAATTTCCACCTGACCTTTTTTCTAATGTTCTAGTTCACGATGGAACAAACAATTTTAGCACATTGTTTTCATTTAATAATGCTTACTATGCACCAATAACCAAAACATTTACCAATAAATATTCGTCTTATAAAACGGTTAATGAAAGTAAGCTTTTAATGTACCCATATACAGCGTTGATATTAGATGATTTAAAAGGAAACAGAAAAGTCATTAAAAATGAGTATATTGCAGGCAAAGATATTGAAATTACGGTTCGTGGTTCTATGGGAACATCAAATAAGGTTTCCTATAGCATTTTAGATTATCTTAATAACCCTAACATGGACATTTACCAAAAATTAGAAAGTGCAATGGAACACACGATCATTAATAATAATCCTAATGATATTCCAATCGTAACAGATATGTTGTCGGCTTACTTACAGGGAAATAGAAATAGCTTAGAAAACCAAAAAAATTCTATTATTTTTAATGGTGCTATGGGGGCTGTAGGTAATACGATTGGTGCAACTGCAAGTGGATTAACAGGTAATGCAATGGGTGTTGCAAGTGGTGGAGTTGGAATTATTCAAGGTGCAGGAAATACCGTTTTACAGTTACAAGGAATTGAAGCTAAAAAACAAGACATTGATAATACCCCTCCAAGTTTAGCAAAAATGGGTGGAAATACAAATTTTGATTACGGAAACGGGATATCTGGTTTGTATATTATTAAAAAACAAATCACCCAAGAATACATTGGTAAACTTGAACATTTCTTTAATATGTTTGGATACAAAGTCAATGAAGTGAAAGCACCTAATTTCCACACACGAAAATACTGGAATTATGTTCAAACATCATCATGTTATATCACAGGTGATTTTAACAATGAGGATTTACAGGAATTAAAATCAGTATTTGATAACGGGATCACATTTTGGCATACGGATGATGTAGGTAACTATTGGCTTAACAATGAGGTGATAACATGAGTCGAAATCGGAAAAGAAATAACTATCAAAATCCAAATCAATTGCAAAATGATATGGGTAATAGTTGGTATCTCCATTATTATCAAT